TAAGTTGTTAGATCTCGAATTTTATGTCTGACATCTACTAGACTTGTTTTAAACAACCAATCTGGAGCACTTTGCTCGCTCATTATGTACTCAAACACTAACATCAACAACTCACTACGATGAAGTGCTAATTCGCCAGTGAAGATTTCCTCATTGAGAGATTTAGTTATTTGTCTGGTTTCGATACTCGGATATTGATCAAATCGTTGAGTATCAAAAACTTCAACATCAAACCCAAATCTTCCAATACTGTAATCCCATATGGTATTGTTGATTGCAATAGTTGCATCTTCAGCAAAGACTCTTATCCATTCACCATTGGTATATTGGTAAATTTCTGACTTTCCATAACTATTTGTTGTTACTTTAACACTACTACCTTCACTAACTGTTAGTAATAATAGATCACTATATGTAGCAACTTCATTCACAGGACGAATTGCTGTGTTGTAACCAGTTTTTATCCAGTCTGTGTAAGTCCAATAGTTGTTTGTGTTATAGTTTTGTAATCTAAACAACATTAAAGATTTGTCGGCTTGCAATTGATAGATTGTCCAAAGACCGCCTTGTGTTTCATCATTTGCTACAAGGTATTTGTAGCCAGTGGCAACCTCATTGAGATTTTGATATGTAAGTTCTGCATAGGTGTTCAAACGTTTGTTCCACTGTCCACTTACACTATTTGGTTCTGGCTCTTCGCTTTTTAATGTGTCAAAAATTTTCATTTCGACAATTGGATATCTGGCCATGTAAGTGTTTGCTCTGGTTAAATAATTTTCCAGTGCTTTAAATCGATCAACAAACATACTTTGTCTTGGTCTAAAATTAATACCGTATCTATCAGCAACTCCTAAGGTTACATCTGGTACTAAATTACCCAAAGTATCGTCTCCGCTGAAACTATCAAGTAATTTTCTGAATGTACTTGCGCCAATAAAACTATCTGGATTATTTGCAGCAATTAAATCGTATTCAATATGGACGTTATCGTTGTTTCGTTCTTTATCAAATTCAATGTGTAAAATAGTATCAGTGGCACTGATTAACTCTTTACTGTTAAACAACGCTACAGTACTTGGTGATAAAGGAGCAATGTAAGGAATGCCGCTGCTACGTGGGTTTTCCACATATTGTGACATTGCCAGAGAACTCAATGTTTTACCTTGATCAGTGGCAACAGTTTCGAGATCCTTCGCCCAAAAATAGTACGTGGTTACAAACACTCCATTAGCATCTAATGCGCTGGTTACAGTATAACTATTAATGTTATACACTGTTCCAGGACCAGTATAATTAGCAGGGGTAACACTACTGCTTATCCACTGATACATATCTACACTGCTACCAGGGAATAGTTGTCCCCATCTTTTTGCCTTGTACGCAACATCATCTTGATGGTAATCAGTAAAACGAACTGTGCTTAGATCCCACCAAATTTTTCCTAAGTGTTCTGAATCCCAATAAGTTCCCGTGTTATTAACAGTACCTGTGTTATACATAGCAGGATCAGTAACTGTAAGGAAATCAACATTTTGTCTTACAGCTCCTAAAATTTTACCTTTAATTGGATCAATAAAGTCAAGATTGCTTGTTATTGCTGAGGAACGTTTATTATAAGTGAATATACCATTTAAAAGTTGTACATCCACAATTGGTTGTTGTGCATATTCAACCGACCAAGATGACGCTTGATTTAAGTTATTGTATTGTACTACTTTTCCATAGTCTCCTACACTGTCGTCGAGATCGTCTTTTGGAGCACCAACAAACAGTTTACCATCACTCAGACTGATAGCAGATCCAAACTTATCTAATTGCGTTATTGTTTTGTCAAATATTTGTTGCCCAAGCACAAATTTTCCTGGATTCTGTGCATTTGCATTTGCACTTGATAAGAAGTCATAGGTGTAAACGACTCCGCCACTGTATACTGCATCAATCATGGTTAAAGATGCAGCATCAAAGGTTGTAGCATTGTTATCAAAAACTGTAGGCAAATATGTTGCACTCTCAGGCGCACCAATTGCTAAAGCCAATGAATTATCAGCTACACTAATTGTTTTACCAAAGTGTCCATAATCAAACGGTATAGGCGAGTTAATAGTTTGTGCATATACCATTGGTTTGAAGCCTAGCGATGTCCACGCACCGCCTATTCCTGGCAATACCAAAAGTTTTATAAATTCGTTGCCGGCTTGCGTATTGACCAATGACAGGGTAATTTTACCATTAGCATAGGTTGCTGTAACATTTGAAATATCAGCGTCATTTATATCGTTTGCAAAACTTTGTGCCCAATTACTGCGTTGCCAATAATCCGAATCGCTTAATGCCGTGCCAATTGGTACATTTTGTAAAGCTAGCCAAATTGTATCTCCGTCCCTAGCAAACTCACCTGATGTCCAAGTTCTTCCGCTTGTCCAGGTATCTGGATTAACCACTGCAACATCATAGTTATTGATACGAATTGTATCGCCAGGATGTAGTATAGGAGATGCGTTAGTATTGGTAATTAAACCGTACAATCTATTTTGATTGATCCAACGTTCGACTGCTCCATTTTGTGGTGCTAAAACACTGTCATTTGGCTTTCCAATGTAAAGGCTACAATTAGTAGGACACTGTGCAACTTCGGCGCCGAAGTTTATGTCTACATCAATATTGTTGCTTTCAATGGTTTGCATTAGGTTAAATGTGTTAGTTTCAATTTCAACTAAATCGCCTACAGTTAAACTAATGCTAGCGTCTAAAGTAACTACATTACCTGCAACAGTATACTGTCCGTTGTTGTTATAAGGCGTCGGTTGTAAAAATCTGTTATTAAGTTTTACAGTCACTTGTCCCACTGGAGTGCGAAGTGTTGTGAAAACTTTGTCTGAGGTGTCAGTAACAATAAAACGTTCAACGCTTCTGTCATATAAGAATACCTTTCCTGCACCATTGATTTCGTCGCCTGCACTGGTATATGGAGATCCAATTATAAGTTGTCTGCCATCTGTTGTAGTATCGATGCTGTACCCAAAGGTTGTTAAACTAGCTGAATCATCGCTGCTGATTGCAATACTGGTTACTAATTTCCAGTGATCTCTTGCACTGAAAATCACAGAACCAGTTTGACCACTGGTAAATGTCACCACTTTTGTCGAACTATTAAATGTATAATCTAAGAAAGGTCTTTGCAGAACATCATTAACAACAACACTAAAACTGTAAATGTCTGATATAGGATAGATGTCTTCGACGCTAAATGTAGTTGTTGATACAGTAGGATAGTAGCTCTTACTAGATACTCGTAGTATTTTTATTGCATCGCCTTCGTTTGGTGGGCTAGTGAATGCAACCGTCCCATTTGAAAATGCGTAGTCGGTACCTAGTGTTTGCGGGATTCCATTTAGAGTTACAATTATTTGTTGGCTGCCAATGCCGCCATCACTGCTGTCGTCGTCGACCACTATCACATCAGATGTATCATAACTGTTGTCTGAGCCGTTACCTGTAAATTCTAGTTGTTGATCTTGCAATGTGGTTTTATTGTAACAGTAAACTTTATCATCTCCAAGTGCAGACACATACATCCATCTTTCATCGGCACTGATTGCAACATCATATCCAAACTCACTTCCGGTACTAAGTGCTGACTCAATAAGACATTGATTTAAGAAGTAATCACCGTTATTTTCGTCGCGATAAATTGCAAAAGCATATCCACGTGAACTATCACTTAAATTGGCTCCAGAAACTATCCACTCAGTATTACCAGAGTCTATGCTGTGACCAAAATTTACTGTGCTGGTTGTGCCCGGAGAGAAAATTGTTTTTTCTGCGTATCCATCTGTCTCTGTTTTATTGTATGTGTAGACAGCACCTGTTCCATTATAGCCAATTGCACCAACAGCTAATCCTTGATTTAGAAGTCCTTGTGTGACAGAACTGCCGTAAAGATTGTTGATAACATCTGTTGATGATTCAAGACTTTGAAACTCTGTGAATGGTGCTATCTTTTTATAAGCTGCCCAATTGCCTGTTCCGTCGTCGTCTGACCAAACTTGTCTACCAGTTAAGAGACTGTTAACAAAACCAAGGTTTTCGATGTCGCTTGACTGTGCTACCCTGACACTTTCGAGCACAAATACTATACCAACTCCTGTAATACTTGCAGTAGCAGCAGGCAAAGATAGGTTCACTGTAATAGTCTTTAAGCTGGGCACGTTTACTACTTGATATGCACCATTTACTGCACCGTTAAAGTACCTAACCACAATATATTGATTCTGTAATAGTCCGTGATTGCCATTAAAAGTAAACGTTGATGTTCCATTTAAATTGTCTCTTACTTGTGTTAGCTCGTGAACAACCAAACTATTTGTATACACGTTCCAGTCATAATCATTATCTTTTGCAACCCATATACTTGTTCCAACAAGTACATTTGGAAGATTATTAAGCACTGGCAATAAGTTATTAAAGTCAAAGACTTTAATATCAACAGAATCATAGTTGACATACCCAGCACTTGGTAATTCAACATCTGGTTGATTTTGTGTTAATACTGGCAGTATGTCATTTGACGTAATATTGTAACTTTGTTTGTAAATGTCTTTTACTAGCACTTGTTGATCGGCTGTTGATTCTTCTTGTGGTTCTACTACCTCTAATGTGCTAGGGTTTGATAACAGGTTTGATTCATCTAACTCAAGTTCATAATATGAGCGATTAGCATTTGCTCCATATACTGCTCTTTGAACTGCCCAGTTTTCAAAGATTTCATATTCAGCAACCTCTTTATTGAGATTCGCCTGGGTAAAGATTTCAGCAGCTTGGGTTGTGCCTTTGGTGCCAATAAACTGTTGGTAAAGGTTTACTTGACTTATATCATCAAGATTTAGGTTCTGCATATACTGTCTTGGTCTGAAGCCAATGAGACCAAACGCTAACTGATCAGCATCTTGTTCTAGATTTGCAGTCTTTGTGTCATAGTAGTTATTGATTAATGACGCTTTTGTTGCAGCGTTTGGCAAAAGACCTTTGCTGATCAAGTTATAGTCACTCTTAATCCAATTTGAATATTCAAAATTTGCAGTTGGTGCTAATAATTTACCCGCGCTCCAGTAGCTATCCTTGTAGAGTACAATTTCTCCTTTGCTATAAGATTGATTTGGTACCCATTCTTTTACGTTATCTTGATTGAGAATAAAACCTTCTGCATTAAGACTACCGTCCCAATCATATGTTTTGTAGCCATCTAACAGTAAACGATTCTGCCGAAGTCCAGTTCCAGGCTGGTAAATGAGATCGTTAAAGATACTAACATTATCAAAAACTATCATGTGCTCATAAGATACTACTCCAGCATTCAGATAACAGAAAGATTGATTTTGAAGAGAGGTTACTTCAAGTCGATTTGATGATCTAAAAGTGACATAGTTAGCAGGTGATAACACTTTTCGATTTTGGTCAAGCACTGGATTTTTAAGTAAACTATCAATTGTTGAATACTGTGTTTCAATAACTAACTTATCAGCGTTTGGATTTAAATTTATTATACTACCTGCTTGCCATCCTTGTGATGTCCAATACACAAATTCTCGGGAAATTTGAATCCAGTCAAGAACAACATTATTTTCTACCGAGTCAAACACAACACCTTGAGATTGTAGGTACTGTCCATAACTTACAAGGAAATCTACTACCCCATTTATAGTTGTAAACTCGTAACCATAAGGAACATTAACCACAGTGGTTGAAAAATCTATTGGAACTCTTGCTTCGACATTATTGGCTCGAATAGTTTGAAAATTCCCATTTGCTTGACTTTGGAAAATTTTAAAATATGGTCGGTCTACATTATATCCTTGAACAGTGTAGCCACCGGTAGTTCTTTGTACAATAACAGAGCTGTACTCAATGGTATCGAATGTTGGATTTTTATACAAAACAAGTTGATAACTTTCGTCAGGTAGTAGTAAACTTGAATTTAAACTATCAGGGGTACTTTTTTCACTGAAGATTTTTAAATACTTTTTGTCACTGTAACCGGCCATACGGTAAACAAGTTGTATGTTTATGTTATCTAGAGTAGTTTTAATATTATTTGAACTATCCAGTCCAAGTATCTGATTGTAATCAACAATAAAGTTGATGTAACTGTGTTTTGAAGTGCCGTTGCCGTAAACCACCAAATTGTTTGTGTCGATTCTGTATCTTAAATTATATAGATATTGACTATAACTTGTGTTGTAGGCATAATCATCAACGTCAACATTTAAAGCAAAATATTTTGCAGGTTGTGTTAATGCAAATAATCTCTGAAGTGCAAATCTATATTGACTGCTACGTCTCCATGCTGTTTCCTGCGGCCCTTGATCACCGAAAACCCAACTTTTCTGGAAACTATTCTGGTCGTATGAGCCAACAATGACCTCCAATGGCGGTAAAAGATTACCTTCACTGTCAACTGGAATTATTTCTAGCAGTTGAGGTCTTTTGTATTTTTCTACAACGGTGGTACCGTTTACTGGGTCAGCAATTTTTCCATCCCGCATGTCTCTCCATAATACAAGGTTACCGCTTGTATAAGGTGCTGCTCCGTATTGATCTTCCCACCAACTTGGTTCTTCTGTCAGACCCACCATTTCCCATGGTCGGGTGTGAGGACTGTCGGTATCATAAAGATTAAAATATATTGCTCTCCATCCACCAGCTAAGGTACTGCCATCGAGTTTGTTTTGTGAGCGAGAATAGTTATATGTAAATGCATTACCTGACTCATAGGTTTGCGACTTATAATCAATCTTATTTGTGCCTGCCCATTGCAAGAAACTTTCTGCCAAAATTTGATTTACTTCAATCAATGAGTAATCTGTTGTTCTAAACTGTCCAGGAATAATATCACTAGGCTCTATATTTGCTGAATATCTATTTTTTGTTTTGATGTTACTGTAGATTCTTTTCTCAAATTCAAGTAAAACATCGTCACGTACATCGCCAAATGCCACCGTTATACTACCGTCGTGACCTTGTATTACATTTGTTGGAGTAACGTAGGTGTTATCAAGGAATGTTTCGGGCTCAAAGACCAAGGCCAGGCCGAGTATAGATGGAGTCGAAGGGACAAAACTTCCGTATGTAGAAGTATACTCACGTATCTTAATTTTATCGCCAATTGCCAAGGTTATTTTGTCAGTGTTGATTGTTATTCTTGGTCCATCGGTAGCAACCGTATAGTCATGTCCGTCGCCTGAGAGTATTACATCATTCAAATAAACCAATATACCTTGATAATTTGCACTTGTAAAGTCATATGTGTACAAAGTATCAAAAACATTGCTAGAAAGAGTTGAGTAGGTGTAAACTGTTTCGTCGTATGTTTTTCCACTAGGTAATGTATCTGTCCAATAGAAAGGACTGCTTTCATTTTTGCCTAAACTCAAACTCTCAATTACTTCATCAAGAATAGCTGATGTTGTGTAACCTGACCAATCAGCATTTGCTACAGCATTCAGCATTAAGTTTTTATATTTTTCGTACTCAACACCCGACCAGCTTACGGCATCAAAAAAGTTAAATTGTTCTTCGTATAAAAATGTCCCTGCAAAAGTCAAAGGTGAACTGTTTTGTATGATGTTTGTACCATACGGTACTACATTACCAAGGTCTCTTATATTGTTAGCACCATTAATTTTACCAGAAAAATCTTCAAGATTTTCACAAATTGAATTGTAGTGTTGTCTAGCGGTCCCAAGTGTAAAAGAAGCATTATTAATGTTAATTGCATTATTTTCAATATTAGTTGCTACAGTGTAGTATGCTACCAAACTAGCGGTTGTGCTGACCACACTTACTTCAATTTTTGCTCCACTTGCTGGTGATGTATTAAAAGTAATCTCAGTAAAACCTTGTGCATTGGTAATGTATGAGTATGTGCTCGGAAGTGCAAAAACATCATTAATCCAAATTTTCACTGGCACAGTATCGCTGGTTTCATTTACTTTAACATCAAGAACCAATGGCAGATTATTATAAGTGAAAGTAAACATCTGCCTGCTGGTGGTTTCAGTGTGTGCGGTCTGCCATCCTAATTGATTGGTATTTGATGTTCTAGTGGTGTAACACTTTGTATGACCAATAGAAATATTACTGGTAACACTCGTAGTATTGTCAACATAAACAAATGAGTCAGCATAAAAGTTGTTGTCAAATACAATATCACCAACGTTGTTAATTGACAAATACTTCAATGGCTGTCCAATGATTGCATCTGGAACACCAGTGCCTCTTGCGTAACTGTACAATTTAGAACCAACAAAGTTTGTGCCTGGGTAAATTGTTGTATTACTCAAACTGTATTCATTGGCGTCAAATATATCAAATAGCGGAGCCTGATTCACAGCAGTTTTCTGTTGACCTAATGTCCAACTGTTGCCATCAAACCGGTATGTCTTGCCTTGATTGGTAATTCCACTCAAAACTGTTACGGTCTGATCAAGTAATGCCCCTGCTAAACTGATGTCTGCGGGTTGCAAATCTATTATAGGGTCACTACTATCATCAATAGTTACAAAATTTACAACGTAGACTTTATTTCTCACTGCTGGATCTAAATCTGCAGCAAAAATTATGCGGCTATCTTGTGCTAGAGTGTAACCATCAGTGCTATAACCAATGGAACCATTTACATTACTAAATGCGTCTGTTTCAATGGTATCAATAACATCAACAGGAGCAATTGATTCAGTGCCATAGTTGTAAAGGCGCAAGCCAGCCTTAAACTCTAAGATTGGTCTTTTGGCCCTATTATCTTGGTTTAAAACTGCAACAGTCTTATTATAGGAAGCTGTTGCATTTATAACATCAACATGGAACCAACGATTGCTGCGTGTCCACGGGTTACCATCTATACTTGCTCGATTGATTGTTAGGTAATCTAATTGTGTAGGCGCATTTAAACTCGCCTCGAAGCCGCCTGTGTCGAAACCAGCCGAATCAAAAGGCACTGTTGTGCTTACTGTATATGCTTCCGGTGTATAAAAGTCGTCAACAGGCAGTAACACAATAGCATCTCCAACACCTTCTACATAGTATGTGTTAGTAGAATAGTTTGCAGGTACGGTCGGCCCTTCAAACTGTACTTTTAATCCATTGGTTAATACAACACCATTTGGACTTGTATATTTTGTTTTACCTAATATATCATTTATGTTCAATGCAACATTAGTGGGGGTGTCCACTAAACGGATCAAGCCAAAAAGATCAGGATTAGTAACATCTTGGTAGTATAATACATCAAGATTTGCTGTAATCAAAGGCACTTGTTGATAATATCCATTGGCGTCTTTATAAATGTAAGAATCACCATAAACCGTTCCGTAGTTTACAAAAAGTTTTTTCAGATTATCAACTTCTCTAACCACAGTAAGGCTCAGTATTGGATCAGCGTCTGATGAATAATTTATTCGCCACACTGCATACTTGGTTGCATCACTGGTTATCTCTGTGCTGCCGTCTAATGTCCAACCGCCTTCTAACCCGTCAGCTTGAGCTAAAAATACCAATGTGCGATTTCTTAGATCAGTAATGCCATCTATGTTTGAGTAGAGTGATAAAAAGGTACTAAGCCGTTGACCATTTATATCGTCCAGTTGTAATCCTGTTACTAAATCAACATTACCATCTTGAACTAAATTTATAAAAAAGTCTTGCGCTGTTTTTGTCGGAACATTAAAAGTAATTGTTCCTTGATCGTCGCCGTTGTTTGTGACACCCAGAACGTCGCGACTGCTTCTATCATTAAAACTAAGTGTGCCGTCGGCGCCTGGTTCTGCTTGTATCCAGAAAGGATTGCCTGGCTGATTAACTTCAAAAGTGTAATTGCCTTGTCTTGCTAAAGTAATCGTAGGCAAGTTACCTGGTTCGCCACTGAATGTTAAGGTCTTAGATGTTCGTGTTACTGTAAAATCGTCAGTTACAGGAATGTCAGTTGCAAAAACATCAACAGGATCAGGTCCTTCAGGCAACCAATAGTATTGGCTAAAGTTAATATACTTGTCAAAATCTACAAACGGATCCCAACTATAAAATTCACTGTTAAAAAGCCTATCATACCTATTAACGTTAGCTCCTTCGTTTTGCAATCTATCAATGTAACCAGGATAGGTTAATGCTCCTTCAACAGTCTTGGTATTAGGTTTTAAAAATGTTACTGCTGGTTCAAGTTGATAGTTGTTTCTCGATGCTGTAAGTTCAGGAATGTAAGTGCTATTTGGATCTACACCGGCTCCGACTCTTCTTCCAATAAAGCCTTGAGTTTGTGTGAGTTTTGGCTCTTGAACAAGTTGATCAAGCGTAGCTGATAAAAGTTGTTCATTGGCTTTCGTGCGGAAAATTTCTGGTAAAAAATCAATACTTCTTATGTTGTTTGCCATTTATTACTACACTCCGCTACCGCTAGCAGTTTTCAATTGAGTACTTGTTAAAGCATCAATGACTTCGATGTCATTTACAGTCGCTGCGTTAACAAAGATTTCATTTGACTGAGATCTGATTTCATACAGATCGCCAAAATATTTTAATGGGTCAGTTGGAACTAGTACCACACTGCTGATAATATCGCCTAGCTCGTCATGCAAGTAAGCACTTAACTCGGAGAAAAAGAATGTATCGCCAAAATCCCAATTATCAATTGTAAAATATTCATTCATAGACGCAATTATTCTACTCTTTATTTCGCTGGTGCTAGCAGTGCTGTTTGGATTTTTCACAGCCTTGATTGTTGCTCTTAAACTTTCAGCGGCCTTGCTTCCAAATAAAGGTTTAAAGGTTACACTGTTTAATATTACATTATCTGAAATCATTTTGTACTGGTTGATACCATTGTAGCTCACTGTCAGCTCGTCAATAGTAGGTTGCGACGGTTTTGCAACTTGTCCAGTTGTATCTGTAATCCAATTTTGATACGCGGTATAGTATGTGCTTGTAACCAAGTAGATATCAATAATATTAGTTGAGCCTGGATCAATTCTACGACTCAATGGAGCATTATGGCGGTACTGGAAATACAGATCTTGCCGACCAGTCAGTGCTTCATAACCGGTTACTTCAGCAATAGTTCTTGTGCCGTCTACAGCAATAGAAAGTTGATAGAACTTAAGAGGTGTGGTTGCATAAAACACTTGTTTATCAGCATACTCGCTTTTTACTAGTTCAATGTCGTCAAGGGTGGCCAATGACGAAATAACAGTGCCAGTAGCAAGAGGAAGATATCTTTCAAGATTATCAAAGTCTGTGGTTTTTTGTAGGAACACATACTTGGATGTTGGGTTAACTGTAGGTGCTACCACTGTTTCAAAGTAGTCTGGGTCATCTGGAATGTTGTCGTTGTCTTTGTCGTTAAAACTAACTTGCACTCTAAAATCGTCAACAAATCCATCATTTTCTACTGGTTGCCCAACAATGTCAACCAACACATCACTATTAAGAGGGCTTGCAGAATCTGGTAAACTGTTCGACTTTAAAATACTCACAAAATCATTTATAGTGCGACCAGTTTTTGGATCATAAACTTGTTGTGCTCCATCAAAGAAAAATCTTGTTTGCAAAATGCTACCAAAGAATCGTTGAAGACTGCGACTTGTAACAGTATATGTTATACCGTCAGTTTCAAACTTCACCAACCAACTGTTATCTAGTCCGGCTCCGCTTGTGTTTTGAGCGTATGCTTGACTAAATGAGTTTGATGCATCAAGATTTGTGTTTGTGATAACATACCAAGTATCGTTTAAATTATCATAACCAATGCCAAATTGTCTGTAAAGTTGTATCTGATCGGTCATGCTTTGCTCTACTGCGCTAGGCAAATCATTGTCAAGTTGAGGAATCACTTGTGTTGGTATAGCATTGGTTGGAATAAAGGTATTGAAAACCACTGGTCCAGAACCATCTGCAAGATTTCCTGTCCCAAAATTTGTCCCATCAAGTACAACATTTACCACTGCTGCCCACAACACCAGTTTTTCATCAGGTTGAGTAGGAGTCCCAAGTTGTAGTCTGTTATTCCTATCAAAATAATAACCTGTTGGGGGCTCAAACTTAACTAGCCCACCATTTGTGATGTATTTTTTATTATCACTAGCAGTAGAGCCAACAGGAGCTGGTGCACCACTGGTGGTAAACTTAAAGTAACCTGTGGTTTGATTTGTTTGTGTGGTGCTTTGCTGCCATTCAAGATTTAGTCCTGTTACCAAAGGGCGTGGGAAGTTTTGATAATAGAATTCAAGCATTCCTCTGCTTTGTAAAATACTTTCAACTTGATTGCGGATCACGCTGTTAATGTCATTAAGATCAACAAAGGTAAAATTAAATGACGGTAGTAAATTCTTTTCGTAAAACAGTCCGTCACTTGAAAATATGTTTGTGCTAGAGTATTTGCCAGTTACATCAACTAGGTCAAGATATCTACTTGTACCAATACTGCTTCTGTTGACGGCTTTACTCTTAATAATTGTGTTGAACAAGGTATATGGAAAATTGTTGTAGTCTTCGCCATTTACCATGCGGTTTTGTGTGTAAAATCTTGCTGGTGCCCTGTTTTTAATCTCATTGATATTTTCTCTGTTCGTAGCATTACTAACAGGCTGTGACAAAGAGCAATTAAATGTAATTGTTTCATTACGACCATTCTTGCTAAGGTAGGTAATAGAAATGCTAACATTTTGCATATCTTCAGGGTTGATAATATACCGTAACCCATTACTAGCACGAACATATGATCTAAAACTACCTACAGGAATTGAACTAAAAACACCGTCGCCAAAATTAAGATTAATCTGATCATTGGTGCGGCTAGACACACTATAATATTGTCTCGAGTCGGGTGATGTTTGCTCGGAAGCAGAAGCAAAGATATTGTCTACTTTTGTCCATTGCTCATCAATATCTCCTGCATCAGTTAAACTGTATAACCAAACGTCATTATTGTTAATACCTTCAACATTTACAGCAACTACTCTATTGCTGATACGCTCAGACAATGTAAAATCTACAGACTGTAAAGAACCTTGTTTGAAATAAAAGAAAAAGCCTGTGTTTGCACTTGCGTAACCTAACCTATCATTTCTATAAAGAAAACTAAATTCACCGTCGGGCTTTGGACTGTTTTCGTAGACGTAATCAGCATTATCCATTGTTGCACTTACTGCCTCAAATGACATCGCTGTCCCGTTTATTGTTTTTTCAAAAGGTATTACTGGCAAAAATCCTGAGGCGATGTTTGCTGTGTATTCGTCAGTTTGAACACCCAAAATGTTTTTACTATCTCCTGGACGTCCAAAACGTTGACTGCTTACTAGACATGAGTTAACCACTACTGTAAATTGTTCTAGCCAGTCTGAATTAGTGGTGTCATTCCATCTAACATTGATGTTGCTTAAATTGTTGCCGTTATAATCTTTAACATTTTCAGTAGTGTTTACACTGTTAACTTTCAGGTAACCTTGTGCTTCTTCATTGCGCTTTGGTGTGTATCCTACCAGGTCAGCAAGACGCACAACACTGTCACGACGTTCAGCAGTATCAATAAAGTTTTCACGAGTGTTTAAATCATTTCGGAAGCTGAGTGATTGACCCATGAAAGCCATAACATCGAGTAGTGCAATAAATTCACTGCTTTCGGTGTAATCGTTAAAACTTTCAGGGTAGTATAAACGAATATAATCAATGAAGCTCTTTCTTAGAGTTTCAAAATCGTAGCTTTGAAAGTCTGCTTCTCTATATGTTTGATAGATACGCTTCCAATCTTCTACACCAAAAATACTGGTTTGTCTTGTTGTCTTTGCCATAGTCCCTTCCGATGAAGTATTTATGGCTTGAATAATATACCTAGTTTATACATAACTAGCACGACGTGTATTTTCATCAAAAAGTAAAGCAAGTACCGATGGTTCTACACCAGCGATTGTGTCCACTTCAAGTTCGATGAGTATGCCATTATCTTGTACATATACCTGCACATCTCCTACATAAATTCTCGGATCCAGTGCGACTACACGTTGTATTTCATTGTATAGATCTTGTGTAAGTTCAGGTCCCTGGTTATCAAACATAAAATTCCATATGGTTGTACCCACGTTAGGCCGGCCTGGAACTTCTCCTTGCTTGATATTAAAAGCATTAAGAAGATCTCTTTTGATAAGATCAAAATCAGTTAATACATAGTTTTTAACTTGATCGACTGTATTGTAACCAATGTAAGTTGCCATAACGTATTTAACCTAATTATAAACTGTCTTGCGGCTGGGCAGGCCCATAGTATTTCAACAAGTTTTCTCTTGTGCCATAAATTTTGGTTAGCACATCGTTAATTACACGAATTACAAAAGGTAAACTTGGGTCAACATTTAGATTTGTTAAATTACCATTGTTTAAAAGTTGTCGGGTTCGTGCAGGTTCGTCAAAAGTATCTGCGTAATTTGGTGGTGGTGTTTTTTCGTCTAGTATTGCAGATGCTGCAACATCTATAGACGTTCTATTGGTTGTATCTTGCCCACTGTTATCAGTGTTTATGCCCTTAATTTCTTCGCTGATTTTTTGATTAGCCAGGTTAACACTATACTGTGTACCACGTACCATTGTGTTGATATCATTAAGGGTAGCTGTGTCTTGCACATTTCCGTTAATCCAATCTCTAATTGTTTCTGCTGGATACACGCTGGCTGCCTGTACTAATCCGGCTAGGTCAGCAGCATTTTCCTGTCCTGAAACTATACCAAGATCTTGTAGATTTGCCAATCCTGAGTTGTATAGATCAGTCTGAATTGCGTCTTGCAAACCTGGATCGTTCAAAAGTGTGCTAACATTATCAATGCCTGCTAAGCCAGCCCACACATTTGGATTTCCCAAGATATCCACTTCGGTATTTTGTCCTTCAAGATAAAACTCAACAGTACCTGGTTTTAGATATCCAGCATTTTCTAATTGTTGAGCAGTAAATCCGTATTTGCCAACACCTCTAGCATTGCTTATTACATTAGCTGCCTGACCTGTAACAAAATCTTGTTGAGCTAACATAGCTCGTACTTGATTTTGGTCTAGTGCACCAACTGTTGCATCTGGCAAATCAGTTGCTTCGTAATCTGCGGCACTAATGGTTGCAACCTGAATATCCTGAATGCTATTCAATCTTTCTGTAACTTCAACAGGCAAAGGAACATCTTCAGCAACACTTGTAAGTGAAGTAGTAGTGTTTATTCCCCTTCCGTGCAAAGGATAAGGCTCATGAGTTGGCGCTCGGCTAACAATGGTTTCAAGATCATTTTGTTTCACTTCCCAACCAGTGCCTTCTGCCCAGGTCACGTCTGGTAATTTGTAACGATTTAACCTTACTGTATTAGGTACATCAGGAGCACTTCCACCATTGAGGCTAATACACCCTGCACTCATTATCATGTTGTCGCCGCCTTTAAATGTGCCTGTCTTCACTGCATGCAAACTTAGAGTACCGTCGCTTCGTATGCCTACATATTTGTCACTTTCTACTAGCATAGCTTTCTTGCCAGTGATTTGAATTACATCACTTTCTACGACCACTGCACGATCACTTGCAATATTTAAACTGCCATAACGGCTATTAAGATTAATATTACGGTCAGCATGCATGTTAATATCACCGTTACTGCGAATATTCACACTATTTGTAGCATATAAATCAATAGTTCCTTCGCTGCCTAGTTCCACCCAGCTTTGCCCATTCGCATGCATAATATGAACGCACTGGCCAGTATCACTCATTATGATTTGATGGCCTTGTGCAGTACGAATTCTCACATGCTGATCGTTTCCACTGCTATCACCGTCATCCATTACAAAACTGTGTCCGCCACGACGTCCAATTACTTCAAACGATTCCAATGGTGCTGCGCCAGGACTGTTTGCATCTTCTTGTAATGCACGTTGATATTGTTCTTCGTCATATCCTCCGCCATAGATTGGGCGCCCTGGTGTGCTTATTCCGTAGGCTGTACTCGGAGTTTCTCTATAACTGTTTGTGCCAATTGTGCCACGAACATGATCGTTTAATAAGCCTTGTTGAAGTAAAACAAAGGCGTTGTATGAATGCACTGGTTTAGGCAGGTCAAAAAATCTTGGGCCATCCGCGGCAGCGTTTTCGTCATTGATTTCGATTACAGGTAATTTTGTACTGTCCTTGAAATAGGTAGAACTCAGTTCTGGGTTGTCAACAAAGTTACTACTTGAACCAATGGCAGGTACCATATGATGAGAATCAGGATTTACAACGCTTCCAAAATAATATCCTTGGTTAGGATCTCCTTGTGCAAATACACAAATAACCTTGGTTCCAATATCTGGCGGTGTAAACCACATACCATAACTGTGTGGATTTTGCAAAAATGATCCAGTACCGGTTGAAGGTGCAGGAGGACGAGTTTGTCCGTAGAATGGTGAAATGTAACTTACACTTTTCCACCCTTGCGGATCATTTTCATCTTCTAAACTTAGATATTCAATGTAGACCTGGAGTCGGCCTGTCCTTGCCAAATCTATATTGTTTTTGACAACACCAATGTGCGGGCCAGGATCAACAGGAACACCGCCAGCATCTGTTTTATATGCTCTACTGGTACCTGTGCTTCGTTGAATATTATCTACCATATATCACCTTACTGTTTTAAGACTGCATTACCTGCATCATCGTCAACCACTGTACTTCCTGGTTTTGGTGCCACTCCTTGATCTCCATAATACTGTATTAGATCAGCTTGTGTTCCGTATACACGAGTTAAAGTTCCGTTTATACGCACATCTCTAAAAGGTAAACTGGTATCTACATTAAAGTTCGTGGTTGACCCATTGCTTTGCAATCTACGCTCCTGTGTTGGCACAGTTACAGTGATCGCTGTATTTGACCCTGTTGGAACTTGACTTGGCGATGTTGGAAAATCTGTTGCATCAGTCTGGTTATCATAGTCTATTACACGATCCGGATTGCCAATGGCATTTACAAAATTCCTATTATTACCTTTAAGTGTTTGTGTAAAAGCACCACCTCTAAAGTAATTAGTAACTTTAACAGCCTGGAACACAATATTCTCTTGTCTTTGGTTAATTGTTCCGCCGGCTGTAGGAATTCCAGGTTGATCTCTGAAAATGGGCATTAATCCATCATCAGTGTTATAATCAGTCACCGGGTTAAATTTCAACTCCCATAATACTTCACTACTATCATAATTTACACTTCCGTCCGGTAAAAATGCACTTAAATTGATATTAGTTTTGGTTCCATAAAACACTTCACTTTGTTGTATCCAATCGGGATCTCCTAAAATCTGCATGTCTGCGGTTGCAACATCCACATCTTGATACAGTCGGTCAGCGAGGCCTGCTGAAATAATTGTACTGTTTCTGGTTCCGCCTTGTTGACTTGCATTAGGTGGAGCATACGCCTTTTTGATAGGAAAAGGACCAGGATCATCAACTTCATCGTTAGGATCTGTTATCCCAGCTTGATTAATTGGAGTTAGATAATTAGCATTTACATTAATTTTAAAATCTAAAACTTCGGTGTTCTCGCCGGTGAACCAATAGTTATACAGCTTGTGAGTCCCTCTGTATTTTGCTTTTGGAAAACCTTGGACCAATGGTGTGTTAATCTGGTATCTAGAAATTGTATAGATTATTTCGTATTGGTAATCTCTGCGCTTTCGATCATATTGTAGTGGTTCTACTGTGCATGTTACACGATACCACTGCACAGTTGGCACATCTGATTTTGCGGCAGATACCTTGCCTGTTTTTTCGTCGACTATCACATTTTGTTGTTTTGTAATGTAGGTACTGCTTCTCATTATGAGATCTATTAGTTGTACAATTTGTGTTCCTGCCTGCACTACCCAGGTCCTTGCTTTTCCATTATAATTTAATTTTGAAGTAAGGTAACGATTGGCTGCGTTTTCGGCATCACTTGATGTACTCTGTGCTTTATTCGGTCTACCCGGCTTTGCTAACTGAGCATTTGCTAATCCATTTGCGTTTTCAAATTGTATTTTGTAAATATCTGCGTACTGTTGTCTTCCATCCTTTACTAACTCTTGTTGGTGTTTATTCAATGCCCCAACCAAGCTACCTTTATAAATGTTGCCAATGGGAGCATCAACATTTCCCTGATCAATTTCTTCTTCAGTAGGTTCGTAATCACCGTTTACTACTTCAACACGTCTGCCACTGGATCTGGTGCCTAGCAAATCTTCTACTGTTTCTCCCTGCAATCCAAGATTAAATGGAATGGTTGCTCTAGCCTGACTAAATGCAATGCTAGTTTGTGGCGTGGTAGCTACTATTCTATATTCTGTAGCCTTGCTTTCAATTGAATAATCCAGTTGTGCGATATGGAACGGTATAAATTTTTCCACAAGAGCATCTGAGTCTGTGCGTAAACCTTGTGTTCCTAACTGACTTGATGAAATAAGATTTCCATTCTCATCGTAGCCGTAAAATCTAATGACCAATAGATATGTCATTGAAAACTCATTGTCCAACTCAGGTGTCAATCCTGAGTGTTCGAGAGCTGCCCTTTTTAACCGCTGTAAAAATGTAATACCCTGTGGTTCAATTATTCGCATTTCAAGATTGGTTGCGTTGTGTGAATTACCCACTTCTTGTGTGCCTACCAAACTCTCTATTGTAAGGTCTTCAAAATAAAAATCAACATCAAAATATTTGTTTCTTTGTCCTACTGGAGCACCTCCACTTTGCACAAGCAACTGACTGCTTGGTAAAGTTTTCTTTTTTTGCGCAATCAAGTCTCTATACTCCGGTGGACTCATTACATACATGCTCAATGTGTAGTTGCTGGTTGATAATCTATTGAGGACATTTTCTGTTGGTACTATTGTTTGCAAAAATTCTGGTGCAATGTCAACATCATTGGTTGTTCTACTAATACCAATTCCTTCTTGCTGATTAAAAAATTGATCATCAGTATTGGCACTAGTTCCTGCTTGTGTTTGGGTACTTTTTTGGGTTTGTGCAGGCGCACTTTGATTGGCCGGTGCTCCATTATCTGCAAGACCGTCAGTGTCTGTTGTGGCAGCAGGTGTTGCATTTGTTCTTGAAGATTCTGTTTGCTCGTTTGGTATTTCTGGGCTTTGTGTTTGTGCTCCTTCAACCTGTGCTTTTTTATCATCGTCAACAGTTTGTCCTGCACTTTGTCGCGAACTGGTAGCAGCGTTGTTGCGTTCTTCATCATTGAGCCTGGCTTGTTGCCGTACTCGATTCACACTGGTTTGCAGTACTTCAATTTCTATTGCAAGTCGTCGAAGTGTGGTTTGGGTATCTGCAACTGCATTTGGTGTAGCACCTGTTACTTGCGGTAACAGCTGAATTTGATTTGAAACAACTGTGTATGCCGCTGATAAGCTCCTGTCTAATGCATCTGCTCTGCTTTGAATTTCATTTACGCCTGCACCGCCATTGACTGCGGCTTGTAAACTTTCGTATTCTGGGCGAAGTCTATTATCTATATTGGATCGAACATTTGCTATTCGATTGAGAATGTCGCGTAAATCAGCCACAGGTTAAATTCCTAAAGAAGTTTTCAGTGTAGACAGCTGAGGTAGATAAATTGTAGTGCCTGCTATAAAATCATTTAAAGGGTCAACCAAGGTATTTGGGTTGCGTTGAGCAAACACCCACCATAAACCAGCATCTTGATACAGATCGTTTGCAAGTAAATCAGGTCTTTTATTGTAAGTTTGCGTGATAGTGTACTGTTGATCATCAATCAACTTTGGTATCGGACGATTATTCATAACTCCTAGATAATCTCTGTTTTGTGGAGTTGTAAAATAAGGACTGCTGTTTTGATATTCTGCCATTACCAGTATCCTCCACGCAGTAGGTTACCATCTGCATATCTCTTTAAACTGAAGTTTTGGCTTATCTGTTTCCTTGTTGCTACTGGTAATAGTTGAAAATTGATGCTTAACTTGGTTGGTACATAGGTTGGTTCTTGATTGTTAGCCCGCACTGTATCTGGACCTGGAATGCGAGCTTGTGCTCCTTGTGACAGATTGTTAAGTAGCAAACGAATAGTGCTTCCTGCCCATGATGGTCCTGTTGCTGTATTCAATGATCTTCTTTGTTGAAGAATATTACTTTGGCTATCTATTTGCGCAGCATTTGATTTAATATAGTTTACGTTATCTGGTAAATTGTAATTGAACTGCGATATCACAACAGGATGCCTGTTAAACTGCATTGAGCCTAGACCAGTAAAATAAAGCAATGGTGGCGGACTGCCACGTTGTGGGTCTTGCCCATAAAACATTTTACTTGCAGCTTTTAAAAATGTGATTACAGCAAGTAGGTAGTCTGCTTCTGCGGTATCTTGAGCTGTAAAGTCAGCAGTAACGTTGATTTCGCCAACTTCACTGCCTTGATAGAAATACTGTTTATAGTTACTATGTGTTGGTCTATATTTTGTGTATTCTGCCATGTAGCTAATATCTACACGAGGCGTGTACGGAAATAGAACTCCTTGTGTTTTTAGCAATGGGCGCATCAATTGATTTTGCGGATCATTGTAGAAATATCCAGCACCTGGTGCAAGTTGTAATCTATACCGCCAGTCCCCGTCTGCCAGTGGCTGCTGTGTTTGACGTACTCCAGGTTGTTTCTGTAACTGATTTTTTAAACTGTTCACACTAGTGGCTTCGGTGCCTTCTAGGTTGAGACCAGTATTTTGTTCGTCAAGGTCAACAGGCGCTGTTGGATCGTCGGTGACATCAGCCGGAACCGCTGTTGTAACTGCATTTTGTTCTGCAGGAGATGGTGCGACAATAGGGTCATCTTCTTCTTCAACAAAAGTAATTACAGGAGTTGGAAAAGTTGGAGCCGGTATGCCAGCACCGAATGGGTTGATTCCAGCACCTTGGGCATTGCCGTTACCTGCACCAACACCTATGCCAGCTCCGCCGCCTGGAAAAATAGGATCATCTTCACCGACTTCCTCAAGCACCCTACCACTGCCAGGAGGTTCAGTGGTATCACCAAAGCCATACCCACCAGTGACTCCCGGTCCTTCATCTTGTGGTATAGTGATTACAATGTCTGCTTCAGGTGACGCATAACCTGGTGCATTTACAGTCGTGCGATCTGGCTGACGCAAACTACTAATTTGTTGAACTATTTGATTACGCTCAGCACGGTTTCGGTTGATTGCGGCTTGTGTGGCTCTAATATTATTATCATTGCTTGAAGCTTCTGCGTTTTCAAGTTGATCTTGTAAACGGGCTCCTTCAGCTCTGAGTAAAATAAGTCGGCCTTGTAAAGCGTCAATGTCAGCCATGGTTTCTCCTAGTATGCTTTATTTACCTGGATGGAAAACGGCTAAGTTAATGATTGACAACCCCACTCAAACCTGTATAATAAGTACATTCCTACGGAGATTTCAATGGCTATCAAGCAACCAAAAAAAGTAAACTACCTCAATAACCGTGACATTTTGAAAGAAATTCACCGCAGTAAAAACACCTACTGTTCATATCTTGATCGAGAAACTGATCATCAATACGATATTATTCTGCCCAGTGTAGACAAGATTAATCAACGCACCGTAGCAGAAGCAAGACGCAACCGCGCGGATCGGATCAAAAGAGAAACCGGAGAAATACTAGATCCTAAAAAGGATATAGCAAACACAGATCTTGTGTTTCGTATTACTTGTTGGGAACACATTCCTAAAGTGCCAAAAAAACTCACAAAAGCTCAGGAAAAGAAAAAATCAAAACTTGAAGAACTATTAGAAATGGATGATGTGGACTATGAGGATGATGGCTTACAAGAACTCATGGAAGATGTCAAGCAAGATCTCAACTATGTAAAACTGCCATTCCCACCATTCTATCATTATCGCATAGACGAAAACAAAGTGCCTTACCTAGTAGGCAAAAGTCATTGGAAAGGAGACCTAGATTCCGGAGAATTTTGCAAAGATCATGGCATGATGACTCCAAAACTAGCGCACATGTTTATTAAGCTCTGCGAGCGTTATGCCACACGAAGCAACTGGCGTGGCTATACCTACAACGAAGAAATGCGTGGGCAAGCACTGCTACAACTTAGCCAGATTGGATTGCAGTTTGATGAATCAAAATCACAGAATCCATTTGCTTATTACACAGCGGCAATTACCAATAGTTTTACACGGGTGTTAAATATTGAAAAGAAAATGCAGAACATCCGTGATGACATTTTAGAACAAAATGGTTTGAATCCAAGTTATACAAGACAGTTTAAAAACAGCCGCGAAGCAAAAGTACTTGCAGAGTACGAAGCTAACGGCCTTGGCGAAGAATAAAATATGAGCAAACTATTTGATAGTGCAATAGTGTTTACGGATATTCACTTTGGATTGAAGAGCAACAGCCTTCTACATAACCAGGACTGTGAAAAATTTGTAGAGTGGGTCATTGAAACAGCAAAACAACGAGCCATCACGACTGGACTATTTCTTGGCGATTGGCATCATCATAGAGCTAGTATTAACCTTCATACTCTTGATTATTCATTGAGAGCACTGGAAAAACTCAATGCGGCATTTGATCGGTTTTACTTTATTCCTGGCAATCACGATTTGTACTACAGGGATAAGCGTGACATCACTGGAGTAGAGTGGGCAAAACATTTACCCAACATCCACATCTGCAACGATTGGTTTCAAGATGGTGATGTAGTAATCGCTCCATGGCTGGTGGGTGACGACCACAAACGCATACAAAAGATGAGTGCCCAGTATATATTTGGGCACTTTGAACTGCCTCATTTCAAAATGAATGCAATGGTGGAGATGCCTGACCACGGTGAGGTAAAAGCAGAACACTTTGGACAGTATGGAAAGGTGTTCTCAGGACACTTCCACATGCGTCAAACCAAGAACAACATCAACTACATTGGCAATGCTTTCCCGCACAACTTTAGTGACGCAGGAGATGCAGAGCGTGGTTGCATGATACTTGATTGGGGCGGCGAACCTGAATATCTTGCTTGGCCCGACCAACCACTGTACAAGGTGTTGGATCTCAGCACTGTGATTGATAATGCTAGCACCATACTCAAGCCCAAGATGCATGTGCGTGTAAACTTGGATATTGACATCTCATACGAAGAAGCAAACTTTATCAAAGAAAAGTTTGTTTCAGACTACAACCTACGTGAGATGGCACTGATACCGAACAAACGTGGCGCACTTGAAGACACAGTAAGTGTTGGAGAAATTAAGTTTGAAAGTGTGGATCAGATTGTGACAGATCAGATCACACACATTGAAAGCGAGTTTTACGACAACAAATTGTTGCTTGAGATATACAGGCAGTTGTAGATGCTTGAAACCATCACCGATAAAGATTTTGGTAATTTAATTGGGTCAAAAGTTGACAAAGACATTGCTGATTTTTTGCAAGAGAAGTATAACATATTAGATACTCTCAATTCAACTTACTTTGATGAAGATATGTTTACCATGTTGCCAGCAACTTTAGAAAAAAGTCGTAAAGATGTCTTTGACCCTGATGATAGATATATCTTGGTGCTGTTTGATTGTTATTATTACCTCGAAAGTCAAAACTTATTTTTGTACAACTTTGTTAAGATGTGGAAATACTTAGACATTCCTGCATACACATTGCTTGTTTTAACCAACAATTTTGGCATCACCGACGAGTTCATGAACTATTTTCAAGATAATCCTGATAATGATAAGCCAACTGTGATTGAAACTTTTTATAATCCAATTTCCTACAGGAACCAAAAAACACCTATGATGCCTGATAATTTTGAGGATATTGATTATCACTGTTTACATTTAGCAGCTGGCACACCAAGGCCTCATCGTCACATATTACACGATTTTTTGCAAAAACAACACATGGATAAAACTGTTTTATCAATTGAAGGAATAGTCTGAGTTGCGCAAGACAATCAACAATCCAGTCTTAATATATACCAAACCTTGGGTAAGAACAAATGAGTCATACCTTGACGGTAGTATAGATTACACTATTCCGTTGCAGGATTTTTCACACAAGTTAATTGCAGATGCATCCAGGTCTGGGGATCGTCCGTTTGTGTGGTCTTTTTATAAAAAAATTGCGTTGGAATTGGTGTCAGAAACAATTTTTCATTACCCTTATCCTTATGTGTCAGAAAAAACGTTAAGACCAATGTTGAATCATCGTATGTTTATTATTGCTGGTCCTGCAGGAATGTTACAATTACTCAAACAAAAAGGATTCGAAACATGGGGGGATCTAATTGACGAAAGCTACGACAGCATCAGTGATCCAGTGCAAAGATTAAAACAGGTAAGGCAGGCTTTGGATAATTTTCTAAATTTAGACATTGAGATTATAAAACAATACTTACAAAACAACAAGGACAAACTTCGGCACAATGCTGAACATATTGCAGAGCTAAAACAACAAGAACTTGCAGGTATAAGGAAAAAACTAGGATAATGTATTCAGTATATCAACACTGGGATCCGTTAGACACAGCTATCGTTGGCAAAACTTATCCTCCAGAATTTTACTCCTGGGTAAAAAATACAGTAACTAGAAATCGTTTTGAAAAACTTGCTGAAGAAACCGAAGAAGACTACCAATACCTGATTCATCTTCTGAAGAACAAATTTGGCGTTACTGTTTACCGTCCTGAATTTCCAGAGGATATGCAAGAACTTTGGATTGAAGACAAGTGGGTACAACCACCTACTGCACCTCGTGATTACTTTATACAGATTCACGATAAATTTTGGGTACCTAAACACCCAAATGCCAGCCATGCTTGGAGCACTTGCTATAGACAAAACAAACAAGAGTGGATGGAAGACTTTGTTAGGCCACAGGATTTTTATAACACCTATCCTGAGTACGAATCCAGAATGAAAGATGCCCTTGCCACGTTTGCAATAAAAGATCAAAAGCATCTTGACGCAAAACTAGGTTTTTACTCGCATATATTTGAAGAAATTGAACGCAATTCAAAAATTGAATATACAGATCTTGACTTTATCAATGGATGCTTTGTGAGTCGATTAGGTGATCATTTATACTTTGCTACACAAACCTATTACGATAACAAGGATGATATCCTACAGCAGGTAAATTCACTATTTCCAAACACCACAAACAAGGTTGTAAACGCAGGTGGTCATGGAGATAGCGTATACTGTCCTGTGACACCAGGCTTGATTATCAGTCTAAACGACATACCTACCTACTCTGACACGTTTCCAGACTGGGAGGTTGTTTATTTGCCTGACAGCGAATACGCACACATGCGCAAGTTTGAACGCAGTATGAAAATCAACAAAGGACGTTGGTTTATGCCTGGATTTGAAAAAGATCAAAATTTGATACACATGGTAGATCATTATTTTGACGAATGGGTAGGGGAAGTTCACGAAACAGTATTTGATGTAAACATATTAATCGTTGATCCAAAAAACATTGTGGTTAGTGCTCATAACGACCGTGTAGAAAATGCCTGTGCTCGATATGGCATTGATGTGCATGTTGCTCCGTTTAGACACAAATATTTTTGGGACTGCGGAATACACTGTGTGACCAATGATATCAATCGCAAAGGTTCGATAAACAAACTATTTTGAAAAACTGTATCTTTATAGTAAACTGTAACGTATGATCCATATAAAAGACCTCACGGTAAAAAACTTTATGAGTGTGGGTAATGCCACACAAGCTATCAACTTTGACAGACAAGACCTTACACTGGTACTGGGTGAGAACTTGGATTTAGGAGGCGATGGTAGTCGTAATGGCACAGGTAAAACCACAATCATCAATGCACTCAGTTATGCATTGTATGGCAGTGCATTAACTAACATTCGCAAGGACAACTTGATTAACAAAACCAATGGCAAGAACATGTTGGTAAGTTTAGAGTTTGCGGTTAACGGTCAAGAATATCGTGTGGAGCGTGGGCGAAAACCTAACCTGCTGAAGTTTTTTGTAAACAATCAAGAGCAGGAAACAACAGACAACGCCCAGGGCGACAGCAGACAAACACAAGCAGAGATTGAACGTATACTGGGTCTCAGTCACGATATGTTCAAACATGTGTTGGCGCTGAACACATATACAGAACCGTTCTTAAGCATGCGAAGCAATGATCAACGTGCTATTATTGAAGAACTGTTGGGTATAACATTACTTTCGGAACGTGCTGAAACAATCAAAGAACGTATAAAAGAAACCAAAGATGCGCAGAAAGAAGAAGAAATGCGCATCAAGGCGGTACAGGAAGCAAATAAACGCATCGAAGATCAAATTGCAAGTTTGGAAAAACGCAGGAGTCTTTGGGAACGCAAGAAAACCGAAGACGTAGAAGAGTTAACCACTGCTATTGACAGCCTAAGCCATGTAGACATTGATGCAGAGATCGCCGCACACAGGGCTTTAGATGCATTCTATAACACCAAAAAAGCCATTGAAGATGCATACAAATGGATACGCAGTATTGACCAAGACAATGCTAAACTAGAAAAATTACAAGCAAAACTAGAAAAAGAAATTGAAGATTTACAAAGTCACAAGTGTTATGCCTGCGGACAAGAATTGCACGATAACAAGCACGAAGAGATACTTGCAAGCAAACGCGAAACACTAGAAGAAACAGCACAGCACATAGTTGACAACAAAACACAAGAGCAAGAACACAGAGATACTCTTGCTGAACTAGGTGAACTGGGCACTGCACCCACGGTGTTTTATGACACAGTGGAACAAGCATACGAACACCAGAACACACTTAGTGGACTAAAACAACAACTAGAAAATCGCAGTGCTGAAACAGATCCCTACAGTGAGCAGATTGAAGAAATGAAACAACAGGCGCTTCAGTCTGTGAACTATGATGTTATAAATGAACTAACAAGACTGCAAGAACATCAGGACTTCCTGTACAAACTGCTTACAAACAAAGACAGTTTTGTGCGTAAACGTATTATTGATCAAAACCTCAGTTATCTGAATGCAAGGCTAACACATTACCTTGATAGGATTGGTTTGCCGCACCAAGTGGTTTTCCAAAACGATTTGAGCGTAGAAATCACAGAGCTTGGCAGAGACTTGGATTTTGACAACTTGAGTCGCGGAGAACGCAACAGACTTATACTTTCGATGAGTTGGGCCTTTCGAGACGTATGGGAGAGCTTGTACAAACCTATCAACCTTCTGTTTATTGACGAGTTGGTTGACTCGGGTATGGATACATCAGGTGTTGAAAACGCACTTGGATTGCTTAAACATATGGCTCGTGAGCGACACAAGAGTGTTTGGCTGGTTTCGCACAAAGATGAGCTTGCTGGCCGTGTAGGTAATATTCTCAAAGTGATCAAAGAAAATGGATTCACTAGTTACAATACAGACGTGGATGTTTTATGAGTTATATTAGTGTAGCAACAGACATTGCAAAAGGCGGAAACTTTTTGTCGTGGTCAATCCGATATCTCAACGGACAAAATGAATACTACTACGATTCCTATGATAAAGTTATTGCTCTTTCGCCAAATCCTTTAACACAAACAAACTCACACAATCATTTAGAAAACCATCCAGTTAGCCTCGAACATCTGCACCGTTCAATTGATAAAGTTTCCACACGGAAAGACTTAAATTTATTGTACACGCATATCATCCGGGATGACGAACATTTGTTAGACATCAAACAAACAAAACTTTTGTATGAGAATGTGCAGCAGACAGCACAATCTATCTGCTTGTTATATAATCCTCCAGAAAATATTTTATACGACTGTTCAACAAACACCAGGACTACAATGACTGTTTTTGTTAATGGCAACGAAGAACGCATTAGAACTCCAGAGCAATGGAAGGAATGGTTTATTGATCAGTACTTCTTAAAAGACAAACAATCATGGAGCAAACAAAGTTTTAATAATATCTGGGATGAACGAGAGTTTTTATCCTTGAACATTAGACCATTTCAAAAACAAACAGTAAAAGACTTAACCAATTTACAAGCGGACTTTGTTTTTACCACTACAGAAATTTGGACTGGTTTTGATAATATTGTACACACTTTGTTAGACTGCTTACAACTAGGTTTTGATCAAAAAAGATACAGCTCTTGGCTGCCTATCTATAAACAATGGCAAGAAATACACAAACAAAAACTTTTATTTTGTAGGTGCTTTGATGAAATAGTTTACAACATCTTACATAACAAAAATATGGATTTAGAATCTTTAGACCTAGATATTATGCAAGAAGCGGCAATACAGCATTATATGATTTTCTTTGAAGGATTAAACTTTAAAACATGGCAATTAGAAAAATTTACAAACACTACTCAGTTGCATAGTTTATTAGAACCAAACATACATGAAATTAAAACGTATAATTTTGCATAGCTGGTCATCTGATATAAGTACACACCCAGAGGAGCACTATGGATTGGACCTATAATGGTAAGGTGGTAGAAGAACTACCCAAAGACTGCGAAGGATTTGTTTACCTTATCACCAATCTAACAAACAACCGCAAGTATGTGGGCAAGAAGCTGGCTAAGTTTAAAAAGACACGGCCACCGCTTAAAGGCAGAAAAAACAAGCGTAGAGAAAAAATAGAAAGTGATTGGCAGGATTACTGGGGCAGTTCAGACAATCTAAAGGCAGACGTAGAAAAATTAGGCGCAAATAAATTCACAAGAGAGATCTTGCACTTTTGTAACAGTAGAGGCTTGATGAGTTATCTGGAAGCAAAAGAGCAGTTCGACAGACGAGTT